AAGTACGACAGGGCATCATCATCCTCATCTTCTTCAACCGCAGCAGCACGGCGAGTGGGTTTTAGAGAAGACAGTTCCTCACGGAGATCTTCGGTCAGTTCACGAGTCGAACCACGGGTGTTGTCCTCATCCAGGTCCTCAGGGTCTTGATAGCGAGGAGTGCCTTTGGAACCAAGCACGTAGTCAAGACGCTTCTTCAGTTCATCATAGGTCTTGAACTGGTCAGCAGCAACGAGTTCGGCAAGCGAATACTGCTTCTTCCAGATTGCTTCCATCGCATCATCGTCGTCCAGAAGGGGTTCAGGACGAGCAAACTCAGACGAGTCGTAGTTACGGTAACCAGCAACGTTCTTTGCCTTCAGTTTGAAGTTAGCACCCTGCCAGAAGTCAAACGGATCGATTGCTTCCTCATCTTCAAACTCAGGTTGCATTGCAGCAGTCAGTTTGTCGAAGATCTTTTTACCATACTTGAACAGGAACACCTTACCTTCGTTAGCGGGGTTGGCAGGGTCCTTCACCACATAGATGTTGCTCACATAAGTCAGCTTACGCTTCTGCTTGCGGGCAAGTTCTTTACCAGCATCAGTACCGTTGTTCCACAGTTCGGAGTTCAGTTCGGACACAGGATCCTTCTGACCCAGAGTGGTGAGACTGTTCTCGATGAACCAACCACCAGGACCTTGGAATGCATGACTGTAGAGTTTCACAAACGGCAGGTCTTCGCCGTTGGGAGCAGGCAGGAAACGGATCACGGCATAACCATTGCCGCTCTTATCTACATCCAGTTTCCACAGACGGTCATCACTAGAACCGCTGCTAGTATTCATTTTTTCTACTTCTTTGACCAGTTTAGCGGTCAGATTACCCAGTTTGGATTGCTTTTTAAGATCCGAAAAGGACATTTGGATACCTCAGATAGTTTGGATTCGGGGGATTTACTTAGATAGTATAGCGAAGATTGAGTCACCTGTCAATGAATTGCTTGAGAGACTCAATGGTCTTGTTCATACTACTGAATAAAACTTGCATATCAGTCTCTGGTGGGAATCCCATCAGAGCCACTGATTTGCGTAGGTTCTCTTTCATCTCAACCGCTTGTGGGTCATCTGAAAGGGACAACCTAGTATACATCACTCTCTGCTTTTCTAGCAAGAGCTCAAGTTTCTCAATGTGTTCCAGTTTGGTCTCACGGGGCATCATACCGAAAGTCAGAATGCTTCCGTAGATTTCCTCTTGTAACTTGTTGATTTCTCTCAGTTCGTCTTGAATAATATCGGAGTCAAAAAAGTTACTCATCTATGATTTCCCGTAAAATACGCTTAAACTGGAATACGTCAATATTTAGAAATGGAGAATACTTTGAAATTTTTAGACTGACGGTTTCCCACACAGGGTCCAGAAGTTTCTTATCAAACATCTTCCCGAACAGGAATATTTTATCGTATATGACTAGAGTTTCCAGGCTAATCTTCCCGCTCAGGAACTTTTTAAGAACGGGTGGATGACCTTTGGAACAGTTCAAGGCATCGTCTAATTTTGTCTCCGAGAACAATTCGTTGCTTTGTTCTTTGAACAAGTAAGTCAAACTCTGTTGTCTCCGCATCCAATCTGCGTAAGTCCTTTCTCCAGAACTGATAATTTCTCCAATCCATAAGTTCTGTGGGTTGTCTGATGCTACAAAGTTTGATACTAGAAAATCTAAAACTTCTTTATCGTTGTATTTGCGACTTGTCTTCTCAAACCAGTATTTGTCCTTGCGTTTGTTGAAGGATGTCATACTGGCACGAGTCTTCGCACCGTACTTAAAGAAGTCGTATTTTGGATTTGTGAAATGATTTTTGAGTGACAAATAATGTTGATAAGTTTCAAAGGGTGTCACGATCATAAAGGCAATCTTGCTCTTGATGTTTTCTTCATAAAGTTAAGACGAGTGGCATCCCACTTGAGTCTTTCTTTTAAAGGTTTTGAAATGAGTTTTGTGACTGATTCTACCTCAAGACTATTGACTTCGCAATAGTGACAAATAGCATCAATATAATTCAGATTTTCTTCAGCAACAATTTTCTCAATCTCAAGAGCAAACTTGGAAGGGGTTAAAAATTTACTTTCTATTGCCTGTTCTAGTTCTTTATTTGGTTCCATAGAGCTCCAGTTTATCTCCAACAAACTTTCTAATGTATTTGCCGAGTAGTTTGATGTACTTTGATTTGTCTCTTTCTTCATAGACGACGCATTCTCCATTTTCACAAGCCATGATGATTACAAGTTTTTTAACTGAAATACCAGTCAGTTCGTATAGCATACAACCGTAAGCCATACATTGAACAAAATAGTGTTCAATCCACTCGCGTGGTTTTGGTTTTTTGGAAGTCTTAAAGTCAATTATTGCTAACTCACCGTCATATTCGGCAATACAATCAACTGTCCCAGCAATTCCCAGTTGTTTACTATATAGGGACCCTTCAAGGGCGTAAATATTATTTATGCGATTTAGATTCGTCTTCGCAATTTTAAACAGAAAATCCGCCATCGGCGCAACAGACGGGAGATCTTTATTGTCCAGATAATTTTCCACGAGAGAATGCATATCCGTGCCACGAGAAGTAGCTGCCTTAGTAATCTTCTCCGCTTCCTCCTCACCAACCTTTTTACGCCAATTGATGAAAATTTCACGATTAAAATGGCTGGTAATAGAAGTAATGGAAACAAGTTTTAAAAGTTCTTCTTCCGTAGGAACTTTATAATAACGAACACCATCTATAGTCTCCCTTTCAAGTTCGGGGAGCGTCACATCAATATGCTTGAACATCAAAAACCTGCTTCCATTTTAGCAATAATGTATTCCTTGACAAGTCCAGAACGAACAATATCATCTACACCAAATTCAATTATATCAAAAGATGGCATTTTACGCAATACCGTCATAAAATCTACAATACCATTACGCTCATTTGTTTTTTGTAGATCAGACTGAGAAGCATCGCCACAGAAACAAATCTTGGTATTCTCACCAACACGAGTAATGATTGAATCAAGTTCGTGGAAGTTTAGGTTTTGGAACTCATCAACAATAATGATAGCATTATCAAGCGTAGTGCCTCTTAGGAATGAAGTACTCCAGAACTTAATGGTTTCTTGTGACTTGAGATTTCCATAAAGCATCTCAAAGTCAGCATCAGAAGGCATCTGGAACATATACTTCACCATATTCTTATAAGGAATCTGGTAAATATCTGCCTTATCTTCGTGAGAACCAGGCAAGAATCCAATTTCTCTTGTAGCAACTAATGAGCGAACCAGATAGATTTTCTCATAAGGTGTTGATTCATCCAAAACATCTGCAAGAGCATTGTAGAGTGTAATGAAAGTCTTACCAGTTCCAGCACAACCATAAGCAACTAAGTGTTTACCTGCCGCATATGATTCAAAAAGACGCTTTTGATTGTCTGTAAGTGGATCAATATCAACCAAATAGTCAGAACTCAGAGGTTTTCTCCTCTTCATCTGTTTTGCCGTCAGACCAACGCCGATTGGTTGCTCTACATTTCCTCTTTTTCTTCTTGCCATTAGATTTTCTTTACGTAAGAGCCAGGTGCTTTGGATGCCTTGTGAAGAACATCATTCCATCCAGGGTTGCGATTGATGAGTCTATCTTTCCACTCACCAACCTCACCAGAACCAGGACAGGTAGATGGATCACTCCAATCCCTATCCCAGTCTGGATTATCTAACTTCCACTGAGACCAGTCGTGAACACTCATATTCACTTCTTTCTGTTCACCAGTGGTCTTATGAATAACGGGGTATGTCGCCATAAAGTTACGAATTCAAGATAAAATATTTAGACCCACTCAAGGGCTTCTGCGACTGTTGGGAATTGTTCGGAAAACACCTTCTTACATTCCAGAGCAATGTCCATATGCTCTTTCTGGGTGCCATTTTTTTCTCTAAGTTGAATGTAATGAATCCAGTTGCGGCAAGATCCACTCATATAGATGCGTGTGGGCGTCGCTAAGGGCAGTACAAACCGAGCACACTCCTTTGCGACTCCTGCCTCCAGAAGACGCTTGTAGAGGTTGTTAGAGTGGGCAAATAGTTCAGCAATTTCTGCTTGAAATTTAAGTTTTACATAGTCACCAAGATCATCAGTAGAATTCTGACGATTCTTAGTATCTTGACGACGAAGATCTGGAACAGGAATATTTTCAGTAATCAGATTTGTATCAGCATAACGCTGGGAAAACTCTTGAAATGTAAAACTACGGTGCCTTAATATTTGAGCCGCGATACCACGATTTGTTTCAATCTCAAGAGTCATAAATGCCTGCTCAAAAACAGACCAATGATTGTGCTTAATACAATAACGTAACAGACCTGCATAGTTTTCAGAATCCTGATTTGCTGGATTAGAAACTCTCGCAACATAGGCCATTGTTTGTTCTGCATCGGGAGTCACACTGATGAGTTTTACTGTCATTTCTTTCCAAATCCTTTTGATGTATGTGCTTCTAGTTTAGCGATTTCTTCCTCTGCTTCACGAAGTCTTTTTTTCATTTCGTGAAGTTCTTCTTCGGAATACATATGATTTTGAGCGACTAATCGCTTCATTAATTTTAGCAGTTCTTTTGCTTTTTTAGTCTGCGTATCCATCGTCATCGTCATAAAGTTCGTCGTAATCTACAAATCGTTCTGTTGTTTTCTCTGGTGCCTTGTAAGCAGAAACATCAGAGTACACTTCTGCTTTGAGAGAATCTACAAGAAGTTCTAGATTACGGACGATGAGTTTGAGTTTGTCTCTGTCCATAAGTTACTATTCTCTTTAGGCATTTTACCATAAAAAAAGAGGGGCAGTCAACCCCCCCGTTTCATTA